TTTCCTGGACATAACAGTAAGAAACAAAATACTAGCTTATGAACCGACAAAAGAAAACATAAACGCTGGAACCGCAGACACATATCGTTGGAAGGTTTACGGTTTGGGTCAATATGCAGCACTAGAAGGAGCAATCTATAAGAATTGGAGGTCTGGACAATGGCCCGAAGATAAAGAGTTGACTATCATTCATGGGTTGGATTGGGGATTTACAGACCCTTTTAGCTTGATAGAGGTTGGAATAGACGAACCGACAAAACAAATCTACGTCAGGCAGAAGGTATATCAAACCGAGTTAATCAAGTGGAGAAAAGCCGTAAGCGATAACGTCAGGGTTGGTCAGGTAATCGTTTGCGATAGTGCGGTCCCTGGAAACATTCACGAGCTGAGAATGGACAACCACGAAGCATACGGAGCATGGAAGGGTAAAGGCTCGATACTCAAAGGGATAACATGGCTTCAAGGCTACTCAATAGTGGTCTGTAACTCACCCGATATTGAACACGAGCTGAATAATTACGAGTGGGCGGTCAAGGAAAACACTCCGATAGACAAGTACAATCACGCTCTTGATTCCATACGGTATGCGGTTTCTTGGTATAAAATGAATATTGTTCGTGAATAAGCACACAAAAAGCTCAATTATTTTAGTCGGGCTTTCTTTTTTATTAAATGATTAATTTTGTTGCAAATGTATTAATATGAATTTCGGATCATGGTTCAAAGGGCTTCGAACTAATCTATCAAGAGTAGACTATTCTTTTTTCTACCAGCTAGGCGGTAAATTTAAGACCAACACTATAAGCGATTCGGAAGCAATCGAATACGGCTACTTGACCAACTCTGCTTGGTACTCGATAGCCTCAACAGTTACAGAAGGGGTTACTTCACTACCAATAAGATTAGGAGTAGTAAACTCACAAGGCGAAGTAGAACGAGTAACAGAAGGAGAAGTATATGATTGGTTTTTTCGTAACGGAAAAGAGCAAACATTAAGCGAACTATGGGAACTAAACTCGCTCTACTATTTATGCAATGGGGAGTTTTTCGAGTTGTTTGATAGGGAGTCAGTCGGATTTATGGACGGTAAAATGTACTCCTTACCGCCTCAATGTATTACAATTCTGACCGACAACGAAGAGTCGATAATCAGCAATGTAACTGGATACGAATTTCAAGACAACGCAAAGAATGTAGTTTACCTACCCGAAGAGATACTTCATTGCCGTATGCCTAACCCGTCGGTACTTGGAAGAAGAGAACACAACGGGCTGAGTCCATTACAAGCTGGACAAAACATATTGAACTCTTCCAATAATATCGAGACGGCCATATCCTGGTACTTCGAGAATAGAGGGGTATCGAATTTGATTAGTGGCGATGTTCGAGACGGTATGGCTTTGACTAAAGACGACAAGAGCATGATCGAAACTGCTTTAAACGGAAGGTTAGGAGGGGCTCACAAAATGAACAGAAATATAGTTACAAGCACTCCGATAAACAACGTGTATAATCTATCTGCAAGTAGTACCGATATGCAAATGATTGAGAATTATAATTTAGTTCTCCAGAGACTTTGTGCATTGATTAAACTACCTTCGATTCTAGTAAACGACAATGAGCAATCGACTTACAACAACGTGGTCGAGGCTAAGAAACAAGCATACACAGAGGTCTATATTCCAATGGCTGAAAAGTTTATTCGGGCCTATGAGCGAAAGTGGTTGAAAATGTGGAACGAAAGAACGGGCCAAGAGTATGTACTCTACATAGCTGAGAGCGAAATAAAAGCATTGCAGAATACTCCACTCGAAAGAAGGAAAGAAGCAAGAGAGGACGTAGCAAGGGGAATAATTACAAGAAACGAAGCAAGACAAGCGCAAGGACTGGATACTTTAGACATTCCAGAAATGGACATTCCGAGCGTACAAAGTGGAACAATACCAGTAGAAACGATAGACAATGGAAACATTTAATTTTATGGCAGAGGTTAGCAAGATAAACAAGGAATTGAAGGAGAGAATCGAAAAGGCAAAGGAAGCCAAGAAAAAGATCCTCGATAAAAATCAAATCGTAAGAAAATGAAACGAGAAGAGATAAAGCGACTAATCGCAAACAAGAACGAGTTAATCAGGCTTAAAAAAGCCGAGTTAAAAAAGGCTGATATAGTCGAGTGGTCTATTCCAGATTTCAAAACGGCTTTCAAATCCATTGGAGAAACTTTAAAACAAGACAATGACTCAGAGATATACAGAACAATCGTGGGCAATACCTACGGGTTTATGGACTCACACGACGACGTTCATATCAAGGGAATATTCACCAAGTCAATCAACGAGAACGGAGGCCGAGTGCTGCACCTACACGACCACGTTCACCAGTTGAGCGCAAAGGTCGGAACTCCTTTAAAAGTCTATGAGAAAGAATTAAACTGGTCCGACGTTGGATTAGATAAGTCAGGAATGACGACGGCCTTGTTAATGGATACTCGAATTGAAAAGGCTCGAAACGAAAACATATTTTTAGATTACAAGAATGGAGATATTAATCAACATTCGGTAGGTATGCAATACGTTAAGTTAGAGTTGGCCGTTAACGATCCAGAAGAAAAGGAAGAGTTTGCAGCATGGGAGAGATACAAAGGCGAGGTAATCAATATCGAGAAAGCCGAAGAACAAGGGTATTTCTGGGCCGTAACCGAAGCCAAGTTAATAGAGATTAGCTGCGTTATAAAAGGCTCGAATGAGTTAACGCCTACCCTCGACAATAAGAGTATTGAAACGGTTGCAAGTGAACTTAAAACGAAGTATTCAAAAAATGATATACTTTTGCTATCCAAAGCACTTGGAGAAGTTGAGCCGGATACACCACTCAAAGACGAAAAGCCGCACCAGAATAAATTAAGAGAATATTTAATCCAAAATTTAAAATCATGACACTACATGACCACTTGTCCTCAAAAAATGTAAAGGACATATCAAAAGATTTCGAGGCGGCAACTACTGACGAGTTACACGCTTATTATGCTGCAAAGCTAGAGTTCGAGCAAATCGAATTAAAAGAAAGATTAGCTACTTTAGAGAAAGGCTCACAAGAAGAAGTCGAGGCTGCAAAGGCCCAGATTACTGAGTTGAAAGAAGCTATCAGAATGCAAGGAACTACATTAAAGGCAATCCAGACGGGTCAACTTTCAGGTCGCCAAGTGAATAACGCAGAGGGAACAGTAAAGGCTATTCTTGAAGCACACAAAGAGGACTTTTCAAAGGCTGCTAATGGTAAGCATGAGTTCGGGTTTACAATGAAGACGGTTGATGATATGACGTTTTCAGGTAACGTAACTGGAACCGTTCCACAAGCACAAAGACTTGAAGGTGTAAACGATATTGCAGAGAGATTTGCAGTTACTTACGGCCTTTGTATGCAAATGACTACCGATAGAAATGTTATCGAGTGGGTTTACGAGACGGCTCAGGAAGGAACTCCAGGAGCTACTGCCGAAGGTGCTCAAAAGAATCAGATTGACAATAACTTCGTTGTTGCTTCTGTAAGTCTTAAAAAGTACACCGCTTACTTGAAGGTATCAACTGAAATGTTAGACGACGCTTCTTTTATGGAAGGTTGGTTGAGAAACAAGTTAATCCTTAGATTATTCTTAGCGGTTGACAATGGTATCTTAAACGCTGACGGAACTTCAAACACCGTTGACGGTATCTTGAATAACGCTACTGCTTTTGATGCTGGTACTTTTGCTAATACAGTTTATAACGCAAATGACGTAGATTCATTGACGGTTGCTATTAACCAAATCAAAATTGCTAATCAAGCGGTTGGAAATTTGGCTATCATGATGCACCCTTCTGACGTTACTGCTTTAAAGTTGGAGAAAGTTTCAACTACTGACAAGCGTTACGTTGAGAAGTTGTCAATGGTAGGGGATCAACTTTCTTTAAGTGGAGTTCCAATCGTTGAGAATGTAAACATTACTGCTGGAGATTTCTTAGTAGGAGATTTCTCTAAGGCTACGGTTGTTCAGAAATCAGGTATTAATGTTGAGGTAGGTCTTGACGGAAACGACTTGACTAAGAACATGAGAACTTTTGTAGCTGAGTGGAGAGGTGCTTTATTCATTGAGAATAACAATACTACTGCATTCGTTACAGGTACATTTGCTACTACAAACGCAGCTTTATTGTTGACTTAATAATAGTTGGTTAGAATAAGAAAGGCCCGTTGATTAAGTTCTTCGGGCTTTTTTTATCTTTGGTAAATGATACATGAGCCAGCAATAATCGAGGAAGGTGTAATATTAGGTAATAACGGACGCTGGACCAGTTCGAGAAGTTTCTATCTTACCTACCTATATTCAAAAAGAATTGGTAATTTTGAATAAATTATTCGACCAAGAGCCTAAAGAGCAAAAGGTCAAAAGATTAAATTTAAAAGGTATGCAAGTAATTACGGCAATAAAGCACTCAGCGAGTAAAATGGTTCCAGGTAGAGACTATGAAGTATCGGACGAATTAGCCGAGATTCTAATCAATAAAGGAATGGCCCACTTGAAAGGCCAAGAGCCAAAGAAGGTAGAACCAAAGGTAGAAGCACCAAAAGAAGCACCTAAGAAGAAGCCAAGAGCAAAGAAATGATTTTAAAAGTAAAGTTCTTAAAAACATTTGAGGCAAAGTCTAATCTACCCGACGGGCGGTTAATGACTCGAATAGCCGAGAAGGGAAAGGTTTACTTAATGGAGGAATTTGCAGCTAAGTTTCACGTTCGGAAAGGGAACGCAGAAATAGTAGAAAGTGGAAAGATTAGCAAATTAAAAGAGTTTGTGAAATGAGTTTCATTCAGGAGATTATAAACGGGGTCACCAAGACCAACGTAAACGGGAGCGACTATTCATTCCAGTACTTTTTTCCTTTAGCCACTATAAAAGTAACTACTTCGGCAAGTCCAGCCGATACCGATAATATCAACATTCGATACAAGGACACCACAAAACAAGCTGAGAACTTTACATTTGGGGACATTACGGACCCTTTGAGCCAAACAACCGCTGAGACTTATGTAGACGAGTTGGCAAATCAAGGCTTTTTTTTTGACTCTCCGACAATAGTACAAGAGAAGATTGTAGATAGTACTTTAAACAGTACCACAACTCCTTTAGCTGGAGCCGCTACATTTACGGGAACATTTGAAAAAGTAATGACTACTGGTATTGGGGTAAGCATGAAAACCGATCAAGCTGGAACTCTTTACATTGACTTTTCTCCAGACGGAACGAATGTAGATAGTACCCTTTCATTCAATTATCAAACAGACAGAATATTCGTACCCGTTCCACTTAGTAAAGTAGGTAGATATGCAAGAGTTCGGTTCACAAATGATAGCGCAACGCTACAAACATATTTAAGGATATTTACAGTATTTGAGCCTTATACTCAGCTTACTTCTACATTAAATGGAACAGTAGCGGAAAACTTTCCAGCTTCGGTAACTAGACCAACTGACTACACCGAAGAAGTAGCGCAAGGTAAAAGACAAGGACATAGAACATGGAATAAATGGGGATTTAACGAGGATCTAAATAGCGGTTCTGCTGAGGTTGTTGCTTCATTTGGTGGAACGTATGAGCCTCCTACGACTGCCGAAACGTTAGACATTGTATCAACAAGCGTTAACGACGTTAACACAACTGGCTCAGGCGTTCAACAGTTATTTATTGAAGGAATAGACGCTGATAGGCTTTATCAATTCGAGATAGTAGAAATGAACGGGACAACAACCGTTACAACTGCTTCGACTTGGTTAGGGATTAATAGAATGAGTGCGTATTTATGCGGTTCTGGCCTTACAAATGCTGGTGATATAAATGTAATTAACACTACTTCTGGCACTACTTTAGCACAAATGCCAGGAGGGACAAGTATAACCCAACAAGCTATATTTCACGTTCAACAGAACCATACATTCTTAGCTACTTGGCTATGGGTAAACGTCCGTAAATTGTCAGGCGGTGAAGGAAACCATCAAGTAACTGTTAAGGGTTATGTATTCAGCCCAATTGCAAATGCTAAAATGGAAATCTATCAACAAAAAATAGACACTAGCGTGGAGAATGCAATAGAGATAAAACCGACTGAACCCTTTCCAATAACCGAGAAGAGTGTATTATGGTTTACTGCGGAAAGTGATACTAATAATACTGAGGTTGCGGTTAGGTTTTCAGGAAAGGAAGTAAGGAACTCATAATGAAAGGCCTTTTTGATTTGGTTGATAGATCCAAGAAACTAAGCGAGGGGAGGGTCTTTCTATTGACCTTCGACAATCCAGATTTAAAAAGCCTTGTGATTAGTTTGAATCTGGACCAGTTGAGAATTGGAATGGGATCGAATGAAGAGGAACTTCCGGACTACTCTCCGACTTCGATTAATGTTTACGGTAAACCTTCGGGCCGTTGGAGGTTATACGATACGGGCCGAACCTATGACTCATTCAAAGTCGTACAAGTAACCCAAGAATACATTTTAGAGTTAGCCGAGTTAGATATTCATGGCGAAGACTTACAAGAAAAGGTATTCGCAAAATCAAACGCTGAAATAATGGGTTTAGGAGGTGAAAGCCTTTCGATATTACAAAACGAGGCCATTCCAATCATGCAAGAAATCATATTAAATGAATTGCTTTCTAAATAGTTACTTTTGTAATTATGAAAGTCTGGGATTCAATCGATAGTTTGCCGATATATTTTTACTGGAAGGTAATAGATACTCGGAGCCTCGAATGGTTGCTAGAAGAAAAACCCGACAAGAAAACACCACAAGCCGAAGTCGATAAACTACTAAGGGCCGCATGGGATAAGATAGAGGTCGAAATGTACGACTTGCAACTCCAGGACAAAGACTTTATTCAGAATTTAGAAGCCGAGAGGCGACACTATTTGAAGAAAATCAAAGCGGCAGTATCTCAGAAAACAATCGACGTGCTACATTACGAGCAAAGCGCACTCATTCACGAGAAGAAAGAAAAGAGTAAATTTGACTACGATCAAAGCATAGTAGCAATCGAAGAGAAAATTGGTCAAATAGACGATAAAAAAATGAGCGTGAGACGCTATTATGCACACCTTAATAAATTGAAGAATGGCAAATAAAAAGATCGAAAGGGCCGACCTAGTAGCACCAGACGCGATAACATCGGTCATTGCTGAGTTAGGGCAAATGGAGACGAAGTTAAAAGACCTATTAAAAACCTATGAGCAACTATTAAAAACCAATCCTTTAAAGTCAAGCGAAGACGTAAGGAAGTTAAAGGACGATATAGAAGGTATTGCTATTGCTTCTAAGAATCTGGAGTCTACTACAAAGACGTTAAATGAAACTAAGAAAGCATACAATAAAGAACTAGCGGAGGAAGTTGCTACTTCAAAAAAAGTAGAGCAACAACTAAACGACATAAATGGCACTCTAGAGCAAAATATAAAAC